GAGTTGGGATATATTGGTAAAAAGGAGGTGCTCCCAAAAACCAATGTGCTGAAAAGTCGTCAGCTACTGCGACATGTTGGGTGATATATTTTACATCACCAGCTAAAAATTTGGACCTTAGTTCAACAGCTACAGTCCCCAAGTTTAGGGCACCGCTTGGAGATTGGCGGGCGCTAGCGAATCTCTCTTGAGACTGATAGGGCACTTCAACCTGCAACACGTTATTTCTACTGTTCAAAGGTTCATGAATGATAGGTTCGCCAGGACTAGAAGCCATAAAACTAAGCTGCAACATGTTAGAGCCCGTGGATCCCTCTGCGTTGAAAGTAGTGAACTCTGCTCCTGCATCCAAGCGCCTAGCATTCATGGTTCCGGCATAATTCGAATCCAACGATCCATGTACCAAATATTTGTGACGGAAACCACCTCTAATAGCAGCAAAACATGGTAACATAGTAGCTAAAGTGTTAGGAACAGAAGCCGTTCTACGAAATGCGCTAGTTCCTAAGACGGAAGCACGATCTCCAGTCTGAACATCACCAGGCAAAGCGGGGAGAACTCTAAAAGATAGAGAACTAATCCCAACACCTGGGGGGGCAGATAAAATGGGTGAAGATACAAAATTATATCTCTTCAGCCAATGTAAAACACTGGGTACCGGATCACCAAAGTGTATAATCTCTGGCCTATCATCTACTGTTCGCCCGAACTTACGTAATACTCCCCCCTGACTGGTTGGAGTGTGATTTCCTTCGCTATCACCGAGTTCTGGTCCTGATTGTCCCACTAATTGCTTACGGTACCCTCCCCGGAGGATAGTGTTGCCGTATCCACCAAAAGATAGATCATCGCCTCCTGCAATGCTTACGACCACCGCAATAGTGAAATCCCCGCTATTTGGTGCTGCTAACTCGTTCACTACTTTAATATTGAGAACGCCGTTGCCCTCCAGAGGGGGAGTTCCAGCCAGAACCGCACCAAAGTCGTTGTTAGGGAACGGAACTCTATTATAGGCCTTATCAGAATGCCATCCACATTCAATAACGAAATCTTTCTGTGTAGAAATGTCAATGACTTCAGTCTGTACTATATTAGTGGATGGTGTCGTAGTACGGTTATTAGAGGGGTCGTAGGTTATTATCATACGCCCCCTGAACAACGCGTTAGTAACTACCTGAAATCGGTATTTAATCGACCCCCTCCAGTACTTATGATGGGAAGCAATAAGACTCAAAGGCGTATGGAAAACTCGTTGACTAGCTGGGGTAGAAGCGGCTAACTTATCGATAACACAAGTGTTGGGATGCACAGCAATGGAAAATAATAGTTTATCAACCGCATCTGTGGTTTTCCAATCAAAAGACGTCAAAATGCACTCAGTTGATGCAATCTTTCCAATCGACATACAGCCATCGGACTTCATACCAACCACCCTTGGGTCTATTGTTATGCCTTGCTTGCTGTCAAATGCCAAATTTGGTATAGGATCCAGTTTATCAGTATTGGACCATGAACCATATGGGCGATTTAAAACAGGAGCTATTGCCGCGACATTAGATGGTGTAGAATAACCCATCAATTTGGCCACTTTTGCTCCAGCACCTGCCGCAGCAGCCGCAGCAGTAGCGTACGGCGCTATGACTGGCACGTTGTGCAAAAGACTTAAAGCGTCACTCACAGCTGCAGCGGGTCTAGAGACGCGTCCCTCACCAAACTCATCACCGGCTTGAGGCTGCAATCCGATAGGTCGAGTGGCAGTTGGCGCCGCCAATAGGACCTCTTCAGCCCACGCATACAAATCAATGTGAATGGGATCTGAATTCATCCCCGTATGTCTAAGGGGAATCACTTCACTGATATATAACCATCCCGATGACACAATATCGCCATTAGTTAGGTCATAGGCGTTTCTATGGTGAAAATGGGGAATATGTATTTCACCAGCTTGGCAACAACTAGGGTCCACAAAAATATGTGGTAAAGCCCCATATGGTACTAAAGACTCCGCACCAGTGCGGATTGTCGTGCTAGGAGTCAAAAGCACGTCCGAAGGACCTAGCGGGTGCCACGCTATATGTACAAGACCGTAGTGCATAGGTGATCCACTCACAACAGCTTTCACACACATCTTCATCTTGATCTGCTTAAAATAACAAACCTTGTTGCTTACCATTCGGTCGGTGAGGTAGGCTAAATGCGGGCTAATATTAGCTTTTGGATATGGACGACACATTTTACGAGTTTGATAGTAATGACAATAGATTAGATAATGTGTTTAAGAGACCTGTCAAGATCGCATCATATAAATGGACACCGGGTGTCCCATTCCCAAAAGCTAATATTAGCCCGCATTTAGCCTACCTCACCGACCGAATGGTAAGTAACAAGGTTTGTTATTTTAAGCAGATCAAGATGAAGATGTGTGTGAAAGCTGTTGTGAGTGGATCACCTATGCACTACGGTCTTGTACATATAGCGTGGCACCCGCTAGGTCCTTCGGACGTGCTTTTGACTCCTAGCACGACAATCCGCACTGGTGCGGAGTCTTTAGTACCATATGGGGCTTTACCACATATTTTTGTGGACCCTAGTTGTTGCCAAGCTGGTGAAATACATATTCCCCATTTTCACCATAGAAACGCCTATGACCTAACTAATGGCGATATTGTGTCATCGGGATGGTTATATATCAGTGAAGTGATTCCCCTTAGACATACGGGGATGAATTCAGATCCCATTCACATTGATTTGTATGCGTGGGCTGAAGAGGTCCTATTGGCGGCGCCAACTGCCACTCGACCTATCGGATTGCAGCCTCAAGCCGGTGATGAGTTTGGTGAGGGACGCGTCTCTAGACCCGCTGCAGCTGTGAGTGACGCTTTAAGTCTTTTGCACAACGTGCCAGTCATAGCGCCGTACGCTACTGCTGCGGCTGCTGCGGCAGGTGCTGGAGCAAAAGTGGCCAAATTGATGGGTTATTCTACACCATCTAATGTCGCGGCAATAGCTCCTGTTTTAAATCGCCCATATGGTTCATGGTCCAATACTGATAAACTGGATCCTATACCAAATTTGGCATTTGACAGCAAGCAAGGCATAACAATAGACCCAAGGGTGGTTGGTATGAAGTCCGATGGCTGTATGTCGATTGGAAAGATTGCATCAACTGAGTGCATTTTGACGTCTTTTGATTGGAAAACCACAGATGCGGTTGATAAACTATTATTTTCCATTGCTGTGCATCCCAACACTTGTGTTATCGATAAGTTAGCCGCTTCTACCCCAGCTAGTCAACGAGTTTTCCATACGCCTTTGAGTCTTATTGCTTCCCATCATAAGTACTGGAGGGGGTCGATTAAATACCGATTTCAGGTAGTTACTAACGCGTTGTTCAGGGGGCGTATGATAATAACCTACGACCCCTCTAATAACCGTACTACGACACCATCCACTAATATAGTACAGACTGAAGTCATTGACATTTCTACACAGAAAGATTTCGTTATTGAATGTGGATGGCATTCTGATAAGGCCTATAATAGAGTTCCGTTCCCTAACAACGACTTTGGTGCGGTTCTGGCTGGAACTCCCCCTCTGGAGGGCAACGGCGTTCTCAATATTAAAGTAGTGAACGAGTTAGCAGCACCAAATAGCGGGGATTTCACTATTGCGGTGGTCGTAAGCATTGCAGGAGGCGATGATCTATCTTTTGGTGGATACGGCAACACTATCCTCCGGGGAGGGTACCGTAAGCAATTAGTGGGACAATCAGGACCAGAACTCGGTGATAGCGAAGGAAATCACACTCCAACCAGTCAGGGGGGAGTATTACGTAAGTTCGGGCGAACAGTAGATGATAGGCCAGAGATTATACACTTTGGTGATCCGGTACCCAGTGTTTTACATTGGCTGAAGAGATATAATTTTGTATCTTCACCCATTTTATCTGCCCCCCCAGGTGTTGGGATTAGTTCTCTATCTTTTAGAGTTCTCCCCGCTTTGCCTGGTGATGTTCAGACTGGAGATCGTGCTTCCGTCTTAGGAACTAGCGCATTTCGTAGAACGGCTTCTGTTCCTAACACTTTAGCTACTATGTTACCATGTTTTGCTGCTATTAGAGGTGGTTTCCGTCACAAATATTTGGTACATGGATCGTTGGATTCGAATTATGCCGGAACCATGAATGCTAGGCGCTTGGATGCAGGAGCAGAGTTCACTACTTTCAACGCAGAGGGATCCACGGGCTCTAACATGTTGCAGCTTAGTTTTATGGCTTCTAGTCCTGGCGAACCTATCATTCATGAACCTTTGAACAGTAGAAATAACGTGTTGCAGGTTGAAGTGCCCTATCAGTCTCAAGAGAGATTCGCTAGCGCCCGCCAATCTCCAAGCGGTGCCCTAAACTTGGGGACTGTAGCTGTTGAACTAAGGTCCAAATTTTTAGCTGGTGATGTAAAATATATCACCCAACATGTCGCAGTAGCTGACGACTTTTCAGCACATTGGTTTTTGGGAGCACCTCCTTTTTACCAATATATCCCAACTC